GCCCGCTCCCCGACGCCCCTACCTTTCTGAAGAAAGGTAGGCCAAAGACTTTTCTTCCGGCTTCGGACTCCTTCAAACCTTCGGCCCGCTCCCCGACGCCCCTACCTTTCTGAAGAAAGGTAGGCCAAAGACTTTTCTTCCGGCTTCGGACTCCTTCAAACCTTCGGCCCGCTCCCCGACGCCCCTACCTGCTTTGTAATAAGCAAAAACCGGACGCCGGATATTCTCCGAAGCGTCCGGCTTTTGTTCCATTCAGCGATCTGCTAACCTCGTACCCTGCCATCCCCTTAAGGGGATGGCTAAGACCAAAGGCTTCCCCTTGAGGGGAAGCTGTCACCGGAGGTGACTGATGAGGTGGTTCTGACCCGTATTCTGTTCTGCCGCTGCGGTATGAGTAAGATTTTCCACCTCGTCCAGCAGATTCCCACAGGGAATCTGTTTCCCTTCTCCCCTCAAGGGGAAGGCACAGGGTGCAGCGTCACGCTGCCGTCACGCTGCTCAAACTGCCTGGGTGCCGCCGGTTATGCCGCCTACGGCGGCGAACCGCCAGTCGTTGAAGCCTGCGATAAAGCGGGCGTAGCCCTGCCAGACATTGGCGTCGTTGCCCTCGTCCACACGGCTGCGCACCTCCAGGGGGGTGCGGTCAAGCCAGACGGCTCCGCCGTAATCCTCGTTGTAGCGGCTGTCCAGCAGCATCCAGGGAGCTGCTCCGGCGGCCAGGTATTGGTTCAGGTAAGGCCATACGATCACGTTCCACCTGCCGTACTGGTAGTTAAAGCCGTTGTTGGCGGTATTGGGATCCTTGTCCGCGCCGATGGTGGCGAACACGGCCTTTTTCAGTTCGTACTGGTTGGGGATGACGATGGTGTCGGGCGCCACGTCCAGAATCTCGTTATTGTCGCCCCGGAAATTCTGCATGGCGGTCTCCAGCGCTGCCAGCGCGTCGTCTGAGAAGGCGTCCGCAAACAGGTTGGACTGCGCCTTTCCGCTTACCTTGGCAGGGTGGTCCTTGGCAAACAGGTTCTTGCCGTCCGCGGCTGTAGCGGAGAAGCTTCTGCCCTGGAAGTTCACGGCGGATTTCCCCGCCATTGCTCCGCCCAGCAGGGCCGCGCCGAACTTTTCCCGGGTGCGGTAATAGCTGGTGATAAAGCTGGTGGGTTTCTTTTTCAGATCCATTGCCTTCGCATCCTCCACAATTTCCCGGGAGAGCGTGAAGCTGTTTTTCCAGGTCATGTGTTCCAGGAACTTGTCGAAGCCCTCCTGCATGCCGTCCACTGGGTATTCCCCATTCTCGCCCACAGGCTGGAAGCCTTCCATCGCCGTCATAGTGGTGAATTTTTCACCGAAATGGTTGGAGTTCTCCATGCTGAACAGCTTTTTGACCATGCTCTCCTGTTCAAAGGCTTCTCCTCTCTTTTCCAGGAACATCCGGATCGGAGCCTGGTTTTTGCCAAAGATGGAATCCTGAAGGCCGGAGCCCTCAATAAAAGTGATATTTGCCATAGGTTACTTCCTCCTTTTTTCTCTCACGCCTTGGCAGCCGCCGCGGCCTGCACAAAGCGGATTCTCACAACGTCTTCTCCCGCATAAACCACTTCGGCCGCGCCGCCTGCCGCGGTGCTCAGCGTCAGGCCGTCGCCGCCCAGCTGCACCCTGTCCCCGGGGACAGCGGTAAAGCCGGAGGGCGCGGGCGCCTCAAAAATCGTGTCGGGCTGTACCCGCAGCACGGGGATCAGCTCCCCTGCCTCACAGGGAGCCGTTCTCTGTGCCACGCTCAAATAGGTGGGCAGGTCTGTCCCCGCAGCAGCCGCCAGCTTGCCGGAGGCCATCTTCATCGCCATCCCTGCCTGCGGCGCAATTGCCCCGCAGGGCAGGTACTCCAGGCCGGGCACCCGGCCGTCGTCTGTTTTATGGATTTGAAATGCCATATTCTGTTTCCTTCCTTTCCCGTATCGTGCGGAGGCGTCAGCTTTCCGCTCATTTTTTCTTCGTTTCTCCTGTGCGCAGGTCTTCCCCGCGCCGTACCGTTCCGTGCTGTTTCCTGTCCGGGGAATAGAGTGCTTTCACGCTCTGCGCCCCTGTGTTCTTCACCCTGCCCGCATAACCTTTCTGTTGTGCCATGCCGCTGTCCTTCCTCTCCTTCCAGATTTTCAATGCCCCTTGTTCCGATCCGGATCAACGCCTGTACTGCCCCATCACCCCCTTCCCTCCTCCCCTGTATGTGATATACTGGTTTTGCAGAGATCCTTCAGGGGAGAAGGAGGATTTCCTGTGTATTTTCTGTATTCTGCCCTTCAGATGCTCCTTCTGAAAGGATATCCTGCCCCAGCCGCCTTCTGTGCGCTGTCTCTCTTCGCTTTTACGGGCTGTTTCCGCCTGCCTCTTTTTCAGGCCCGCAAAAAAGAACGAAAAAGCAAGGAGGCCCATTATGTTTCTAAAAATATATTTCATTGATGGTTATATGGTCTTCACCTTGCATCCGTTTCCTCAGTCCGCCTTCCTGCTCTTTGCGTACCGGTTATAGTGCGCCTGGATTTCAGCGTCGGTGATGCCGGGCAGGAACAGGCGGTATTCTTCCGCCACGTCCGGCGGTACATATGCGCCGCCCTCCCCTCTGGGTTTTCTCTGGGCCATGTGGCTTTTCCCGCTCACAGAATTGAGCGCGGCCTGCCTGGCCGCCGCCTCATTCCGGCGCAGCAACTCGTCAAAATTCAGCACCCTGTAGGCATCCGCCAGCTCGTACCCCTTCTCCACCATGCGGCACATCTGTTCATAGCAAGAAAGCCGCGAAAGGTCCCCCTTCTCCCGGATGCTGGGGTCCATCCGGGAAATCTGTCTGACCTGGTCCTCTACTTTCCTGTGGATCTCCGTCTCCTGTGCGTACGCCAGCGCCTGGCGGGCCGCCTTCACCTCCGGCGGCTCTCCTGCAGGCCGCCGGTATTCCGCAGGGGCAAGCCCGCCCCCCTTCTCTGCCCGGCCTCCGGCCCGGCAGGCCTCCAGCTCCGCCCTGGTGCGGACGGGCCGTCCCGTGCGGGGATCCACGATGCCCGCGGCGGCAATGGCCGCGTCCACTTCCCGGGACGCCCTGTCCCTGGCCTCCTGCTCCGTCCGTCTCCTCATGGCTGCATATCGGCGGTTGTCTTCCTGGCTCTGCCGCCGCTGCGGGTGATCTGTCTCATCGTCTGCAGGTTCGGCGGTTTCCTGCCCTTTTTCGCCTGACGGTTCTGTTCCGGCTTCAGGTTCGGCGGCCTCCTGCTCTTCTGCGCCTTCCTCAGGGGAATCCCCCTCGGTGCCGAATACTTTCCCGTAATCGATTTCGTTTTCCATGTTTTATTCCTCTCTCCCGGGCATCAGGCCCTAATCAGGATCCCATACCGGCAGTTATCCTCTGCCCTTTTTTCTTTTCCCGTCCGTTCTCAGGTCTTCCCCGCGCTTCACGATGCCCTTGCCCTTTTTTCCGTTGTCCTGGAAGGGCGCCTGCACCTGCTGGGCTCCCGTATTCCCGATCCGGCCCGCGTATCCGCTTTTATCCGCCATGCCGCTCACCTCCCCCCTTCTTTGCCGCCGAGCCTTGTGTCCACATATCGCTTCATAAAGACCAGCCCGCGCAGCTGCGCCTCGCTCATGTTGAGGGTGACTTTTCCATCCTGAATCGCCTCGGTGCCCAGGATCACCCCCAGGCCGGTCAGTTCCTGCACCGCGTCCCTGGCCCAGTCCGGCACATCCCCGATTTCCCGGTAGCGGCGCTCCCGGTTCAGCTCCACCTGGGCCAGCTCGTCCCGCTTCACATAGCTTTCCGGGCGCAGACCGCCCTCGTCGCCATTGAGGATCCCTTCCTCCCTGGCGTAATCCAGCGCCTCCTTCGCCCAGCCGGGCGCGGGCTTTTCCGCCAGTCCAGCAAAATATTTCTCAATCTCTCCCCGTGCGATCTTCCTTGCCTCTGCCTCCGTCAAATCCGGTTCCTCCTTTTTGTTTTCCATGTTGTACAGCGGCACGCAGTAGCCGGAAATATAGGAGTTCGAAAGGCTCCACCAATCCCTCCTGCACTGTCCGCCGTTATTGCCCTCGATGGTATGTACGATCCCATCCTCCACGTACTCCACAATCCCCGTGTGGTCGTCCCCGTCGTCGTAAGGGGTGCCCTCGTCCTCCGGGTTCCACTCGTACATGATGATGTCCCCGGGCTTCGGCACATACCCGCTCTTCCTGCTGCGGAAGCGCCCCCTGGCCTCAAACCAGTCGGAGGCCGTGGCGCAGCCCTTGTAATTCAGCACGCTGTCCACGGGCACCCCGGCATGCCGCATGACCCAGGTCACCCAGGCTGCGCACCAGGCCACCCCGTAGGGCAGGCCGATGCCTGTAATGCCGTTATAGTACCGGATGTACTTGTCCCCGCTGGTGGCTCCCAGCTCTCCCCGGGCCAGTTCCAGTACTCTTTCCGGTGTGTTGTTTTCATTCGCCATATGATCTCTCCTTTCGTCTTGCAATGTATTCCGTTCAATGCTATACTGTCTTCAGGGATGGTGATAAGGATGTTGGATCAAAATGATTTGCAGGCAATTGCACAGCTGATCAGTCAGTCAGAAGACCGGATGATGGAAGTCATGCCGCAGCAAAAAGAAGACTTGATGGAAGTCATGCAGCAGCAGGCCGACACACTGATGGGCATGATGGAAACCAAAATTCAAACCAGCCAGCGTGAAGTGATGGTGTTTGTAGAAAACAGCGTGGGCAAGCGGATTGATTCTCTCTTTGACGGCTACAAGCTGACCCATGAAAAGCAGTGGGAGCTGGAGCATCGGATGGAGCGCATGGAGCAACGTCTCTCAGCACTGGAACATAAAGCCGGATAAGCGAGCGTCCCTCTGGGGCGCTTTTTTTATTTTTCCTTCCCGCCTGCCAGCTGTTTCCCAATCTGGTTGGCGCCGGTGGCAGCCAGCCCGGAGACGATGCCCACGGCCGCGGCGGTTAGAAAATCATTGGCCGGGAAGTCAGGCATAAAGAGCATGCCTACGACCCCCAGAATCCCGCCTAAAAGCCCGCAGACAATGGGGATGAGTCCGTTGTTGTCAAAGGGCGTGGCCTTCACCACCACCCCCGCCAGATAGCAGATCACCGTAATCGCCGCCACGCTTCCAATTCCCGTCAGTTCCATTCAAGTTCCCCCTTTGATATGTTCCAGTTCCGAATTGACATCATCCAGCCTGTGATGCGCCGACTTGATGGCATTCTCCGCCACCGCCATGCGCTCCACCACCTGGTTATGCTTTTCCACTTTCTTTTCCAACTGCTCCAGCCGGAAATTGGTCATCCTCGCGCTGCCGAATATTCCCAGCAGGGAACCGATAAACGTCCCCGCCAGGGACAGCAGCGCCACAACTACAGTGCTGTCCGTAACATCACTTCCTTTCTGCTCAGGCTTCAGGGAGAAGCC